TAATTTGACTGTTGCAAGAAATAGCCATAAAATAGACGGTGCAACATCCGACTTAACTGTAGCAACAGAGGGTGCAGGGTTTGCTTTAGTTTATTCTGGAGCAACTTATGGTTGGAAACTATTGGAGAAATAATATGCCTACATATGAATCTATACGATACAAAATTTCTGGAGCAAATATCTCTGGAGTTTTACAAGCATCAAACAATTTAAGTGACGTTGGAACTGCAGCTACAGCTAGAACAAATTTAGGGGTAGCCATCGGTTCAGACGTACAAGGCTTTGTAAATGCAAACTTAGGGACAAACGGTGTCGGTACAAGAACAGTTGCTACTGGTAATCCTACTGGCGGATCAGATGGCGACATATGGTTAAAATATACATCCTAATGCATGACACAGTTCTATGTTAAAGATGGTGGTTCTTTTAGAGAAGTAAGCGAATTTTTTATTCGTGACGGCACATCATTTACAAATAAAACTGTAACAAACATTTTCGTAAAAGATAGTGGTAACTGGAGAGAAGTATTTACTTTATTTACTGCTACATCTTACTCAAGCACTACTGGCTCTGTAACTGTTCCAGCTTTGGCTAATGCTATACACATACAAAGAGCTGTTGGTGGTGGTTCAGGTGGATATCGTGGTGCAGACTATGATAAAGCTGGCGGTGAATCTGCTGGACCAGGTGGTGCATCTGGTGCGTACTTATCAGATGTTGTTATGAGAGTTACAGGTGGAGAACAATTAACAATTAATGTTGGTTCTGGAGGTAGTGCAGGAACAGGTGTATATAGTGGAAATTCAGGAGCTGGTGGTAATACTTCTATTTCAGGTAGTGTATCAGGAGCTTTATTTACTTTACAAGGTGGACAACCAGCTTCCGTATCTGGTGGCGGTGTACAAGGTCCTCTACGTAGTAACACCGCCAGCACAGGAGGAACTTTAACTATTGATGCATCAAAAAGATTAGCTACTTTTTCAACCACTGATGGTTTAACTCAAGCTAGCACTGGATCATCAGGTTTTACTGGTGGACAGACACAAAGTTTTAATGATGCAGGAGCAGGCGCTGCAGGCGCAAATCCTGGCAACTGTGGTGGCGATAACTGTACAATTGGTGGTGGCGACGGTGGTGATTCTTATGGGTCTGGTGGCAATAATATATCAGGAGGATCTGGTGGTCCGAATGGCAGCACAAGTGGATCTGCAGGGACGCAAGGATCTGGCGGAGGTGGCGGTGGCACTGAACCTGGTTCTTCTTCTGGAGGTGCTGGAGGTGCTGGTGAAATAACATATAGATTTTTAAGGACTACATAATGCCACTTACAAAATTAAACATAGCACCTGGTATAGATAAACAAGATACAGAGTACGGTGCAGAAGGACGTTGGGTTGACTCTGACAATGTAAGATTTCACTACGGCCTACCACAAAAAGTAGGTGGTTGGCAAAAACTTATATCAGATACACTTATAGGTGTTGTAAGAGGTATACATACATGGACAGATCTTAACGGTGTAAGATACACGGCTCTCGGAACAGATAGAAAATTTTATGTGTACTCTGAGGGTACAGCATATGATGTGACACCTCTTAGATTAGAAGCAGCATTAACAAATCCATTTACAACAGATGGTACAACAACAGTTACTGTAGCTCACACAAGTCATGGTGCAGGTCAAGGTGATTTTGTAACCTTTGATTCTTTTTCTGCAATTGATGGATTGGACATGAATGCAGAGTTTGAAATTACAACAATAGTAGATGCAAACAGTTATAAGGTTACGCATACAAGCGCAGCTTCTGGATCGACATCTGGTGGTGGCGGTTCTGGTAATTTAAAATATCAAATATCAATAGGCACAGATCAATCAGCTTATGGTTACGGTTGGGGTACAGATGCATGGAACGTTGATGCGTGGAATACACCAAGATCATCATCAACTGTTACACTTGACGCTCGTAACTGGTCATTTGACAACTTTGGTGAGGATTTGATTGCCACTGTAAGTAAGGGTAAAACATTTTTGTGGGACACTTCTAACGGAACGGGTGTAAGAGCAAACGCTATTTCTAATACACCAACAAACTCAAGATTTAATTTGGTATCAATGCCTCACAGACATGTATTTTTGTTTGGTACAGAAACAGTAATAGGTAACTCTACTACACAAGATGATTTATTTTTACGATTTGCCTCACAAGAAACAACAAACGATTTCGTGCCAACAGCTACAAACACTGCTGGTTCATTTAGAATACAAGATGGATCAAAGATTGTGTCAGCAGTAAGATCACGTAATGCTGTATTGGTATGGACAGATACATCACTTAACGCATTACAGTTTGTAGGTGCACCTTTTACTTTTTCTCTTGTACAAATTGGTGCAAATTGTGGGGCTGTAGGTGTGCACTCAGCTGTAGATGTAAACGGTATAGCTTACTGGATGTCACAGAACGCTTTTTATTTATACGACGGTGCAGTCAAAAAAATACCGTGTAGTGTGCAAGACTATGTATTTGAAGATTTTTCTATTACACAACAACCAGAAACATTTGCTGGTGTAAACTCAGAGTTTAATGAAGTAACATGGTTTTATGCATCTAATACATCAAATCAAATAAACAGATCTGTTACGTACAACTATCTTGAGAGAACTTGGTATACATCAAACTTAGCTAGAACAACTTGGACAGATTATGGTGTTTATCAAAGACCATATGCAACAAAATATAATACAGGCGACACACCTACTACACCAACTGTGAAAGGTGTGACTGCGGGTGCATCCATATTCTACGAACATGAAGAAGGTGTTAATGATGATCAATCAGCCATGACAGCATTTATTACATCTGGTGATTTTGATATACAAGACGGACAACAAATACTCTCTATAAGCAGAGGTATACCAGATTTTAAAAATCAGGTAGGCACAGCTAATTTAGAAATGGGTTTTAAAACGTATCCTACAGATACAGGGACAACTATTAGTAGAGATGTCACTAATACAACTAAATTCTTTGATTTACGTGGCAGAGGTAGACAAACAAACGTTAAAATAACTAGTAATACATTGGGTTCTGACTGGCGTTATGGTACACTAAGACTAGATATTAAACCAGATGGAGGCAGATAATGGCTAAAATAAATACGACTGTATTACCAACAGCAACGCAGGAATATGAAGCTTTACAGTTTGATACATTAATTCGTATTCTTGAACAAATTACACAACAATTAAACTTTGGTTTTCAAGAAGATTTAAAAGAAGACTCAACAAGAAGGACTTTTTTCCTTGGCTGATAATTTTAAAAGAGTAAGTGCAACAGGCACGGGATCATTAGTGGTAATAGCTACTGTACCAGCATCAAATTTAAGCACAACACCACCAACAGAACCTGCTACGTTTATTTTAAAAAATGTGACAGTTTCTAATAAAAGTGGGGGTGCAGTAACAGCTGAGGTATCTATAAATGATAGCAGTGCATCTGTAGAAACTCACATACTTGATGAAAGTATAAACAATAACGCTGTAAAACATCTGACGACTACACAAGTTTTAGAACAGGGTGATACGATAAAAGTAAAAGGCAGTGGATTAAAATTTTCAATAAACTTTATGGAGATTATCTAATGTCAATTGGTAAGAAAGTACAGGACGCAGAACAGATAGGAACAGAAATGGTTGCAGGTAAAGAAGTGCCTATCTTAAAACCAGAAGTGTATGTAAAAATTTATTGTAATAATTGTGGAAGTGAAGTTGATGATGAGGAAAAAGCCACTGGCACATGTAACGACTGTGGTAAACTTTGGGCTGAAACAAAAACCAAAGACGTTACCATCAGAGTCGTTAAAATGCCTGGCACTGCAAGTGAAACTGGAGAATAATTAATCCTCGCACTCACAATTTTCACAGCGATGTTGTTCAGCACTGTTAATGTGTCTTTCTAAATCTCTTTCTGCTGCCATAAGTCTTTCGTGATATCTGCTCACCTTATCAGCAAGGTTAGCTATAGCGCTTAAATATTCTTGTTCCGTCATATAATCTCCTGTTGATTGTTAATTTTGGTGAGAAAGTAATTTAAACATGTTTTAAATGAAATCAACAGAACTTTTTAAAATTGTTTTCTTGACAACTACGTTGCCTCTGAATAAGCGACCTGTAAATACTCTATCTTTGTAACCCAACCACGTGGTATTGCTATTACTCCACCACCATGATTGTCATCTTTGTCTGTACACCATGAACGCATAATTACAATCTTTTCTTTGTTTTTTACCACCATGTAGCCTACTTCTTGACACACGGCCAACGGAGCATTAAGTATGTCTTTTATAGGCAACCAGCCTGTTTCCATATCACGGGCGTCTAACCACGTCACACGGACCATAGGCACCTTTGTAATATCAAAGCTCATTTTAGGTTGCATGATACTAGAAATTTGCCTATAATTATACGATTAAATAGGTTAATTCTCAAGGCCGACCTCCTTGCTCAAAACAAGTCATGAATTGCTAGGAGTACATGTTAAAAAAGTTTTTTAGAAAAGTCAGAAAAGTAGCCAAAGATATAGCTCCCATAGCGGCGCCTATTGCAGGATTTGCTTTCGGGCCTTTAGCTGGTGCTGGAATCGGAGCATTACTAGGACAATATGGTGGTAGAGAAGGTGCGCTCAGAGCAGCGGCTCTTGGTGGTATTGGCGGTCTTGCAGCAAATTATGGAACTGGTCAGGGTTTACTAAAAGGCACTGGCATGAGAGGTTCTGATCTAGCTTTAAGAGATGTAGCTAGAAATATCTTTATGGGTAAAACAGCAGGGGCAACAGGCAACATGGCAAATATTCCAGCTGCAGATTTAGCAAAACAAACAAGATCAGGCGGTATTTTGGGTATGTTATCTGGCGGTAAAGGTTTACTAACAGGCGCAGCAATTGCAGCATTGTTAAATAGAAAAGAAGAAGATGATCCTGAGATGAGAGAAGAACCAGCAGTAGGTAGTCAAGGACAACTAGGTGGTTTAGGCGATACAACAATAACGTATCTCGATCCACTAGACCCAATATATCCTAAAAATCAAATAGGATACGGAGGTGCTGTTCCGCAATTTAATATGGGTGGTATTGCACAACTAGAAAAAGGCGGCACAGTAGATGATTACGGGGGTATAGAAGCATTTAACAGAAAGAATGGTGAAATAGCAGGACCAGGTACAATGACAAGTGATGATATACCTGCAATGTTAAGTGATGGTGAGTTTGTAACAAAAGCAATAAGTGTGTTGGGCGCAGGCGTAAAACATGGTAAAGCAAAGACAAAAGAAGAGGCACGTAAAAAAGGTGCTGAATTTTTTTACAACCAACAAAGAGAATTAGAACCGTTTGGTAAGAAGGTAGTATAATGTCAGTTCAAGAACAAATCGTAAGACAACCAGAGTTTATAGAAAAAAGGAGTGAGCAATTACTTGCTTCTGTATTTGGTGATCCAAATGCTACAAGGCAGGATGGTGAGTCTGATGCAGCATTTAATTTAAGACGTTTTGGTATATCAGGTGTAGCACAACCTGTGCCTGCACAACAACTAGCAGGATTTACACAAGATCAACTTGCTGGAATGGACAGTATAAGACAAGGTATCGGTGCGTTTCAACCGTTTATAGATAGAGCGTCTGCTGACCTCGGTACAGCATCATTAACAGGTGCTTTATCAGCAGCAACTTTAGGAGGAGCACAAGAACGTTTTGATCCTACAACAATGGTTGATCCATACATGAATCAATATCAATCAGCAGTTATAGATGAGATAAGAAGACAAGGTGATATTTCACAAGCAAAACTTGCAGGACAAGCTACACAGAGAGGAACATTTGGTGGATCTAGATTTGGTGTAGCACAAGCAGAATTAGAAAAAGGTATACTAGGTCAAATTGGATTAGCATCACAAAGAGCATTTGATACAGCATTAAAAGCATCCATGGCTGGTCAAGAATCACAACAAAGAAGACAGCTTGCAGCTGGTGCAAACTTAGCAAAAACTGCAGCAACACAGGCAAGAACTGCAGCGTTAACAGGTGGTATTGGACAACTAGGACAATCATTAAATCTACAAGATGCTAGACAACAATTAGGCATTGGACAATTACAACAACAACTAGGACAAGCAAGTCTCGATGTTGCAAGAAGAAATGAATTAGCAAGACAGCAAGAACCATTTAGAAGAGTTCAGTTTGCAAGTGACATACTTCGTGGCGTACCTAGTGGACAAACAACATACACAAGAGTACCAACAGAAAATCCATTCTTACAATACGCAGGACTAGGTATTGCAGGACTTAGTGGGTTAAGTGCTTTTGGTGAAGCGTTCCCTAATAACCCATTCATGCAACAACTAGGGGCTTAAATGGCTACCGAACCATTTACAATAGGTGGTCTACTCACAGATCTTAGAGCAGAGGATGCCGCTAGAGATCAAAGAATGCGTGACGGCATTTTTAATTTACAGTTACAACAACAACAAGAATACGAAGCAGCCAGTGGTATAAACGCACTACGTACAAAAGATACAGAAACAAGCCCTGGTGAAGATGTATTGGCTAATGCACAACTATCAATGAATAGACACCTTAATGCAATCAATACTGTTGCAGATTCTAATTATTTAACAAATAATCCTGATGTGGCTAAGTATGTTGTTGGTGATTTAGAAACACAAAAATTAAGTATGTTGCAAGACGCTATGGCGCAGAACGATATTATGTTAAATGCATCGTTAGAAAGATCTGATCCAGAAACTTACAGAAAAGCTTTAGACTTACGAATGAAAGATATAGATGCTTTTGTAAAAAAATACAGTGATCCACAAAGGTTACAAGATGATTTATCTGACATAGAAGAAAGAAGAGAAAAAGCTTTAGAGGATATAGACAAAACATTCCCAGATGATGACAGTAGTTTTGAAAAGAAATTAGCTCTAGCACAGTTTGGTTTAGCGCTAGCTGGTGGTAAATCCATGGGTGGTAAGCCTTTTCCTATTCTTGCAGAAGCTGGTCAACAGTTAATACAAAACTTAGCACAAATAAATGCACAAAAGAAAGCTCATGCAAAAGAAGAAAGATTAGCTAAATTAGGTGTAGAGAGAACATTTGATGAAGCTGCTATTAATAGAGCACAACAGTTTGATTCAGAAGTACAAAACATGGAGTGGACTGCTCTAACACAAAAATTTACAGCTGAAACAAATCTTGCTGATAAGATTTATGAAATAGATAAAGAAAATAGAAGTATTAATAATGAAAACCTTAGAACAACTTATGAAAAAAACTTTGAGCTATATAAAGATTATCTTTCTGAAAAGTATCAGTCTGAGCCAGGTGTAGTGCAGTTTATAAGTAAAAAGACAGGGCAGCCAACCATGCCTATGATCGGTGCGCAACTACCTGATGGTAGATTAATTGTGCCTGCAGATTTAAACCAACATCCAAAACTTGTTGGTGCTGATGGATTACCATTAATGGTTGACATTGGCTTGTATGCAGACATGAGTATAGATGGTGGAGGTGCAACATTCTCATCTGGTGGTGACTTACCTGGCGGTGAAGCATTAAAAGTAGGAAGTATACAAGGATTTAACGATTATCAAAGTTCACTAAACCAGACAGCTGCGGC